CATGGATCGCGGCGTCAACCGCACCAGCGCCCTGATCGAGCGTGTCCTGAATGATGGCTACAACCTGGCCGAGCAGGTCTTCACCCGCTCCAAAGTGGCGAAGAACGAGATGCTGGCCACCGGCAAAGTCACCATCAAGGAAAACAACCTTGACCTGACCGTTGATTACGGTGTTCCCTCCGCGAACCTGCAGAAGGTTCTGGACTTCGGTCCCGGCGCGACCACTCCGCTGGATGAGCAGCTTCTTGAGCTGACCACTGAGGCGAGAGGCAAAGGCGTGCCGCTCAACGGCCTGTACCTCGGCCAGGCGGTGCTCAACAAGTTCCGCAAGAACGCCAACCTGCAGAAGGCGGTCAACGGCACCGCCATGGTCGGCCAGCTGATCAAGAACGCCGATCTTCGCGCCTATCTCTCCGAGGAATTCGGCATCAACCGCATCCTGATCAATGACGCGGTGTACTCCCTGCCGCTCACCATGGGTAGCAACGGTCGCCCGGTCGTGACCTCCCAGCGTTACTACCCGGACAACAAGGTGTCCTTCTTCTCGGGCAACGGTCTGATCGGCGAGGGCATCTGGGGCGATCCTCCCGAGGTCAGCGCTGCCCGCTTCATGGACGTCACCGGCAGCGAGGTTTCCCCGTATGTTTACGTTTCTCAGTACGCTGAGAACGATCCTGCCGTCACCTGGACGAAAGCGAGCGCCCTGTTCATGCCGGCTCTGTACAACCCAAACGGCCTGTATGTAGCCAGCGTGCAGGAGACTGCCGCGGCCAACGGCTGATATGGCACGGGGGAAGAAATCCGTCCTCGCCACTGATGTTCCGGATGTAGTCGCACCCGCAGAAACAGCAATCGTAAATTCCGCGCCGGGCCTGAATCTCCGCAAAAACCCGGCGCGGAATGCGCCTATTCTGCGCGTACTGAAGGATGGAGAGACAATCACCCTGGACAACACTATCGACGTTCCGGGCGGCTGGAAGGCTGTGGCGGGCGGCGGCTTTGTCATGGCCGAGTATCTTAAATAAGGAGGAATCCGCATGTTGACCGAACTTTGCCAGGAATTGCATAACTGGTTCGAGCGCGAAAAGCGTTCCGGATCCTTCCGGATCGTGGACGGAATGCTGGAAGCGGATTTCCTGCTTCCCGGTCAGTACTTCCGCGTGATGGGCAGCCTCTTCAATGATGGTGTGCATCAGTACGGAAACGACTCTCTCAATGACGAGGATTTCATCGGCAGCGTTTGGTCGCTTGCGATTCCGGAAGCCGTCATTAAGTTATCGGAAGATATCGACGCATGGCGGGCAAAGTATGAAGCGCTGGACAGCTCGGCCATGTCTCCGTACATGTCTGAGTCCTTCGGCGGGTATTCCTACTCCAAGGGCAGCGCGATCAGCGGGACAGGAACAGGAGCCGCCACCAGCTGGCGAACCTCTTTTGCCTCACGGATGAACGCATGGAGGAAGATACAATGAGCCTTCTGACAGATGCAATGGAAACATTTGTCATGTTAGATAAGACCACCACTCCTGACGGATATGGTGGGTTTATTTCAACATGGACAGAAGGAGCGACATTCTCTGCCGCCGCAACTTATGACACATCTATTCAGGCAAGAGTGGCTGAAGTACAGGGAGTCACTAATCTGTATACCATTACGACAGGAAAGGCCATCAACCTTCAGTATCATGATGTGGTAAAGAGACTTTCTGACAATAAGATTTTCAGAGTAACATCTGATGGAGATGACAAGAAAACTCCTGCAACTGCAACGCTTAACATGAGACAGGTAACTGCTGAAGAGTTCGTGCTTCCGGGGTGATCTTATGGATAAAGCACGGGCAATTCATCAGTTCTGGTCATCTTTTGGCTTGACCGCTATAGACGAATACAGCGCATATGATAGCACCATGGAGCTTCCAAGTAATTATATTACCTATGAAGTTCAAACTTCAAATATGGCCAATTCCGTAGCTCTCACGGCCAATCTGTGGTATCGATCTACTTCTTGGAAAGAGATTACAGAGAAGGCTGATGAAATAGCTCAATATATCGGATATGGTGGAAGAGTGTTTCCTATCGATGGAGGCTACATCTGGATAAAGCTCGGAGAACCATTTGCGCAACGAATGCAAGTCGAAGATGACAGCATTCGCAGAATATACTTGAACATTTCGGTAGATTTTCTTACTGCCGTATAAGGAGGAATTTTTATGGGAATCGCAACTGTTATCCCTCAGAACACTTTTGAAGGACTTCAGCTTGACGCCGGTGTCCTGCTTAAAACTTTTAGTCCTGCAAGCATCCCAGCATCTATACCTGACGAAAATATCATCTGTGCTACTACAGGCGGTATCAACGTTGTCTGCACACCTACCTATAGTGACCTTGGTGAAGATGTTGATAACTGCCCGAATAATACAAAGGAACTGAAACATCTTGATGGCTGGGAATGCAGAATAAGCACAACTTGTCTTGGCTCTTCTGCTGAGAATATCAAGCTTGCTCTTGGAGCGGCAGATATTACTGCCTCTACTTCGAAGATCGCCCCTCGCAGAGATCTTGAGCAGACTGACTTCTCTGATATTTGGTGGGTTGGAGATCGCGCGGATGGCGGTCTTGTGGCGGTTAAGCTGATCAACGCACTTTCCACAGGTGGCTACAGTCTTCAGACTAAAAAGAACGGCAAAGGTCAGGTGTCTCTTGAACTGACTGGGCATATCTCCATTAACGATCAGGACACCATGCCTATTGAGTTCTATTCCCTCGCCCCGTCTCCCTGAAAGGAGTAACAGATGAAACTGTCTGACATTAAAGGTGAAGCCGCTCTTGATGCGCTGGCTGATCTGATTGATCCTGTTTCGGAAATTATCTCGGACAAAGAGTTCGTTATGCTTGCAAGAACCAATGCGCCGAGGACGAAACTGATAAAGGCGGCTATCAAGAACAACAAGAAGGCTGTAATTCAAGCTCTTGCAATCCTTGACGGCAAGAATCCAGATGAGTTTGAAGTAAATATTCTGACGCTTCCGAGCAAGCTCATTGAGATTCTGAATGACCCAGCGGTATCAGAGCTTTTTTCATTGCAGGGTCAGACAGGGACCTCTTCTGGCTCTGCTACGGAGAATATAGAGGTAAAAGAGAACTGAAGCCATTTATGCGGTATGTCAAAGCCAAGATCGAGAAAGAGACCTTGGACAAGACATACCGCATTTATGTTACCGACAGTTTGAAGATGATTTCTGAAAACACCGCTAAATTTGCAGGTGGTAACGCACTATCGAAACGGTATGTTGATTTCATTACCAAGCAGACCGTTGAGACAAGAACAGGAGAAGAAATCATTGATACGATTCAAGACAAGCTACGAAAGCTTGGGTGATGATATATGGATGTATTTGATCTTGTAGCAAGACTGAGACTTGACTCTGATCAATATAGAAGTGATCTTGATAATGCAAGAGACCAAGCCGAAAGAGGCGGCTCAGGTATCGGCAAAGCACTTGGAACTGCGGCGAAAGTTGGAGCGGCGGCTCTGACTGCGGCTACAGGTGCGGCAGTTGCTTTTGGAGCGAGTGCTGTCAATGCTGGTATGGACTTTGATCAGAGCATGAGCCAAGTAGCCGCAACTATGGGATATACGGTAGCCGATCTAAACGATTCCAACTCAGAGGCGGCACAAACATTTCAAGCATTGCGTGACTTTGCACAGGAAATGGGCAGGTCCACAGCGTTCTCTGCAACAGAAGCGGCTGATGCATTAAACTACATGGCGCTTGCTGGTTATGACGCCGAAAAATCAATGGAGATGCTTCCAAATGTTCTAAACCTTGCTGCGGCTGGGGGTATGGACCTGGCAAGAGCATCTGACATGGTAACGGATGCGGCATCTGCACTTGGTCTAACGACCGAGGGAACGGCTTCAATGGTCGATATGATGGCGGCAGCGTCCTCGAAATCGAATACCAGTGTTTCACAGTTAGGAGAGGCCATACTAACCATCGGCGCTACGGCAAGAGGTGTAAAGGGCGGCGTGATTGAGCTTTCTACCGTCTTAGGCGTTCTTGCTGATAATGGTATTAAAGGCAGTGAGGGCGGTACCCATCTGCGAAACATGATTATGTCTTTGCAGAGTCCTACGAGTGATGGTGCGAAGGCTTTGGAGCAGTTGGGTATCTCGGTCTATGATTCTACCGGCAATATGCGCTCCATGATTTCTATTATCGGTGATATGAGAGATGGCATGGCTGGAATGACGCAATCCGAGAAAGATTCCCTTATTGGAGCCATCTTCAATAAAACAGATGCCGCCGCAGTAAACGCATTGCTTAATACAACGCAAGATCGATTCAACGAACTATGGAGGAGTATCGGAGCTGGTACTACACTCAGCGCAAATATTACTGAAGAAGGAATCCGCCAGATGCAACAGCAGTTTTCATCTCTGTTCGAAAGCACTGGTGGAGACATAGAGCAGTTCTCAGAGAAGGCAAGAAAGTATCTCAAAGAATCTTTCGACATTAGCGACTCCAACATAGATGCGGCAATTGCCGCATTTGTAAAGAGCATGGGCGAAGGTGCTACATCGGCAGAAGAGTTATATCAGGCTCTGGCAAATTCTGGCAGTGCGGCACAAGCTATGGCTGATATGCAGTTGGACAATCTCGCTGGTGATATCACACTATTTCAGTCCGCTTTGGAAGGTGCAAGGATTGCAGTATCAGATGAATTGACTCCAACCATAAGAGAGTTCGTCCAGTTTGGTTCTCAAAGTATTTCTGATCTGACTAAAGCTTTCAAGGAAGATGGCTTAGAGGGTGCACTTGATGCTCTTGATGGAATCATAGACAAGGGCATTGAGATGATATTTTCGGTCCTACCTACAGTTGTAAATGCTGGTATAAGACTGCTGGAAGGTTTAATTTCCGGTATTCTAAACAATCTTCCAAAACTGGTTGAAGCGGCTACTCAGATCATCATAAGTCTGACACATAGTTTGGTAGAGAATCTTCCACAACTATTATATGCCGCAGTACAAATAATATTTGCTCTTGCTGATGGGCTGATTCAGGCTTTACCAGGACTTATTCCTGCGATAGTTGAGATCATTCTAATCATAGCAGAAAAGCTCACTGATCCTGATACTTTGATGCAACTGATTGAAGCATCTTTCCAGATTATGGGGGCTATCGTTGAAGGCATTATCAA